GAAAAAACAACGACTTAAATCACAATCAAATTAAAAGAGTAGCATCTTATATGTCACCAAATAATTATCAAAAAGAAAATCTACAGTATCTAAGCAAAGATAAATCTTACAACATGACAGAAGCTTATAATAACCAAGGATTAAAAACTAAAACGGTTTGGTATGAAGCTTTTGATTCTGCTCCTCAAAAACAAGTAGGATATATTCGAAAGATGAGAGCGAATGGTGAACAACTTAATAAAGAGCCGCGTATTTTATTATCAACAATTCATGGTGTCAAGGGAGGAGAATGTTCAAATGTAGTTCTTCTTACTGATTTAAGTAGGAATACTCAAAAAAGTATGGATCGTTTTCCAGATGATGAGAACCGATTGTTCTACGTTGGGGCAACACGAACCAAAGATCATTTACATATTATTAAACCCAAAGATATTTATAAATCATTTAGAATATGAGCGTCTGGAAAAAACAAATCGGTGGAAATCATTATAAGAAATATAAAATTCAACCTAGTGCATTTTGTACTCAGAATAAGTTGCTTTATCCCGAAGGAACTGTTATTAAATATGTGATACGTCATCAAGATAAAGGAGGAAAGGAAGATTTGTTAAAAGCTAAACATTTTATTGATATGATTATTGAGAGGGATTATTCTTAATGCAAATGCCTCTCTTCAAGCCACAGACAGAGTGGCTCCCACCAGAGGAATTTCCTGATTTAACGCAAGTCTGTGAAATAGCAATCGACTTAGAAACTAAAGATCCAAATTTAAATATACGAATGGGGTCTGGTTCTGTTGTTGGAGTGGGCGAAGTCGTAGGAGTTTCAGTAGCCACCGAAGATTTTTGTGCTTACTATCCTTTTGCTCATGAAGGCGGTGGTAACATGGATCGTAAGATGATTATTAAATGGCTTACCGCTGTTTTAAAAACACCCTCAGATAAAATATTTCATAATGCAATGTATGATGTCTGTTGGTTACGTGCATTAGGTTTAAAAATTAATGGCCGTATTATAGATACCATGATAGGGGCAGCCTTATGTGATGAGAATCGATTACGTTATGATTTAAATGGTTGCGGACGAGACTATGTAGGTAAAGGTAAAGATGAATCTGCATTATACGAAGCAGCAAAATCATGGGGAGTCGATCCGAAAGCTGAAATGTATAAACTTCCAGCAATGTACGTTGGGGCTTACGCAGAACGTGACGCCCAACTCACACTGGAGTTGTGGCAGGAATTAAAAAAAGAAATTATTCATCAGGATATTCAATCCATATTCAAAATGGAAATGGAATTATTTCCATGTCTAGTTGATATGAGATTTCTTGGTGTGCGTGTAAATCAAGAACAAGCCGCGATCGAAAAGAAAACATTAGTCGAACAAGAGAAAAAAATGTTGGGTGAGGTGTTAGTAAGTACAGGAATCGATGTGCAGATATGGGCCGCACGTTCCATTGCGAAAGTCTTTGATAAATTAGGATTACCTTATGAACGAACCGTTAAAACTGAAGCACCTTCTTTTACTAAGAATTTTTTATCGCACCATCCACATAATGTCGTGAAATGTATTGCCAAGGCTAGAGAAATTAATAAAGCCCATACAACTTTCATTGATACCATTTTAAAACATAGCCAAAAAGGTAGGATTCATGCGGAAATTAATCAACTTCGATCCGAAGGTGGAGGAACCGTGACGGGAAGATTCAGTATGAATAATCCAAACCTCCAGCAAGTTCCAGCACGAAACAAAGAGCTCGGACCACGGATCAGATCCTTATTTATTCCTGAAGAAAAATGTACTTGGGGATGTTTTGATTACAACCAACAAGAACCAAGACTCGTTGTACATTATGCTTCACTACAAAATTTATATGGAGTTGATGAAGTTGTGGAGTCTTATAAAAATGATGATGCTGACTTTCATAAGATTGTTGCTGACATGGCAGACATTCCAAGAATCCAGGCTAAAACAATTAACTTAGGATTATTTTATGGAATGGGTAAAAATAAATTACAAGCAGAACTTGGAGTGAGTAAACTTCAAGCTGAAGATTTATTTAGAACGTATCATGCTAAAGTTCCTTTCGTAAAACAATTAATGGATGCAACAATGAAACGTGCTCAGGATTCAGGAAAAATTAGAACTCTACTGGGAAGACTGTGTCGATTTCATTTGTGGGAACCGAATCAGTTCGGGATTCATAAAGCCTTACCCCATGATCAAGCGCTCTTGGAACACGGACCAGGGATCAGAAGAGCTTATACCTACAAAGCATTAAACAGATTGATACAGGGATCCGCCGCTGATATGACTAAAAAAGCAATGATTAATCTACATAAAGAAGGAATTGTACCCCATGTACAGGTACATGATGAGTTGGATATTTCAGTAAAAGATGATAAAGAAGCTAAACAGATAGTACAAATAATGGAAACTTCAGTGGAGCTAGAAGTACCTAATAAAGTGGACTATGAAGCTGGCTCAAACTGGGGTAATATAAATTAGGAGGAACTATGGAAAAAGTAAAACAACTATGGGCATTAGCACAAGCTCATAAAAAAATTTCTATTGCAGTAGCAGTAGTAATTGTTTTAATTATCATCGCAACGTAGGAGTTTTATGTTAGATGGCTTATCTGAATGCAAACATCCCTGCCACGTATGCGCAGGTAAGAAGAGAATATCTCTATGACCTTAAAGAACACCATGGAGAAGTGGAAGACTGCTTACTTTTTGGGTTTGCATCGATCACAGGGCGTCCCGTTCTCTTTCACGCAATTATGGAAAACGGAGCTATATTCTACCGTTTGCCAATCTCTGCATTCATACAAAGAGGCTTTGATGTCAAAGAGGTTCCTAGGATGCGACTTGACGAGCTGGAACTATGGAATTGCTTTAGTTACTATCCTAGCGTTACTTCTTTTGATGTCTTGGACGGTCAGTCCTGTAAATTCATAGGCAAAGATAAAAAATGGTATCCAGGCGCGTATCTTTTTACGGTTGACTGGGGTCATCCAGAGAGTAATATAGTTGACACGGATCACTCAGAGATTCCGCAAGAACATAAGTGCGCACACATACTTGCCCTAGAAAATGGTAACTATGCAGCTCAGCCAAACAATAGAATAATATGGAGTATTCCATCTTTTACTGTTAAAGATGAAGTTCCATTTGATTGGAAGGTTCAGACCAGTGAGTGGAACGTAGAAGACGATAGAAAATGGAAAACAGAAGATAGTGATAAATTCTTCTATAATATTGAGGAGACTAAGGATGATTAAAAAATGGATTATAAGTCCCTTAAAAAGATTTTGGGATTTTTTAAGTAAAAATGACTAAGTGTAAAAATTGTTTGTGTGATTGTCATTGTAATGTTAGTGGGCATTCAGATGCTAATGGTGTATGTGCATGTGAAAAATGTAATTGTAATCCCCAAGGGGCTACAGTAAACAACGATGAGTGTCTCTCATGCCAATAGATCCAAAAAAATGTTGTGGTATGCACTCAAAAGAAAAAGAAGACAACGGAGAGTGCTGTCAAACAAAAGACGAACAAGAAAACGCAGAAGCGTTGACGTATGAGAATGAAAACAAAAGGAGCCAAAATGAATAAATTATTTTTAATGCTCGCACTGTTATTTGCCCTGAGCGCCTGCTCGGTAGGCAAAAAATGTACCTATACACAGGATGGAACAAAAATTTCATCGTGGGTATGGTTTTACGGGAGCGACAAGCCAATTGATTTAGACAAAAATAATTGTAACTAATATGAAACTAGGACCTGAACAATCGGTACAGATGCCGATGAAGACCGTAATTAGTTTAATTATAATGGTCGCACTCGGCACCTTCGGATTTTTTCAAATCCAAGAAAAATTAAATCAAAACTCAACTAAAATAGAGATCATGGAGAGAGATCTAACCCTTAATACTGAGTTCAGAATCAAATGGCCTAGGGGCCTTTTGGGCAGTTTACCCGCAGATTCTGAGCAGTTTATGTTAATCGAAGAACTCTACAAGCAAGTTGAAAAATTACAGACAGCTCAGGAATCAGGCATGCATAACACAGTCAACATTGATAGATTACAAAAAGACGTAGAAAAAATACTTCATGACATTGAGAAATTAAAAGATGCGAGCAGAGAAATGAAATTTACTAACGGAAATGGCGCACCCTAATGGAAGTCGTAGTCGCTCTCCTGATGTTCGTAAATTTTGAAATTAAGGAACATCGTATTCAGCCCTCAATGAGCATTTGTCTTCGTGGAAAACGTGAAGCGGAGAGAACGTATTCAGATACGGTCTCTTATAAATGTATTAGAACTAAAGCTGAACTAAAAACAAATAATGATGGCACACGATATATTACGAAAATTGTTCTGGATTAAATGGACCATGGCTATTTTAATTGGAACTTCTATTGGAATTGTTATAGGGTTCAGTGTATACCATTATTTTTTTATGGATAAATTTAGTTGTTGTGGAGTCTATGGATGATAAAAGAATTAAAAACCCTATTGCAAAAATACTTCGGTTCTTCAAGCCCAAAACCTATCGAAGTAAAAAAACCTACACCCGCAAAGGTCGTAGAGCCTCACGCGAAAATAAACTCATTAGTCGAGGAGATTGGTAAAGATATGTTCGGGATTCGAGTCCGCGTTGAATGGGGTCGATGTCCGTACTGTGAAAACGTTACTCAAATGTTAAGTACTAAAATAGGTTATTTTAAATGCTCTATCTGTAGAGAAATGACCAAGCAATATGTTAATGGAAAAATTGCTTATTTACCTATGGACGATCCCCACGTTTTAGATGACCCGCAAGCCTAAAGGCTATGGGTATGTTCACGTTAAAACTACTCACCGCAAGCGACCTGGACGTCATTCCAAAAGACCCAATAAAAACAACCCCCCTCAGCGCGATCGTGGCCAAGGAAAATAATTTTCACCAGCGCTTGACATAAGTCCTACGAAAACCTATATTCTTGATAAAAGGAGAAAGAAATGAGATACGAATACACAATAACTAAAGAAGGTGGAGAAGCTGAAATCATGAAAGCGATGAGCTGGAAGAAACTATTTAAAAGTCTCTTACTCAAGTATCCCGAATTCAGTGGATGGTGTACCTACATTAATAAACACGGACACGTTCAAGTAAGAAATTTTAATAGAGGAAGAGAAACAAAAAAACTGTGAAAATCTTAATGATTCTAGCTACGGGAGCCATTTTCACCTTTCCCATGAACGAAAAGGTTAAACCCGACTGTTTTAGTCAGGGTTACGCGATTCTCGAGAAATTAGCCACGTATCACGGACCAGGACCCGAACAAGGTTGGGTTTTGAATGGTACTAGAGTAGAAGTTGCAGGTTGGTATTGTAACTAAAGCTATCCCGAGAGGGAAATTAGGGGATAGCATTTAAAGGTGAGAATTTTTCGTACCATAATTTCGCCACATTGTCAATAAGTGTACACTCCTCTACAATTATATTTAGTTCCTAGTTGATATTTATTCACATGAGCATAGCCCATCTTGGATAAAAGCTTTACAGATTCCACATGCGCATCACGGGTACATTCATACCAACTATTATATACAGTCGGATACTCCATAGGGGCCATACATGCATTTCCCTGGATAAAAGAGCACACCCATATTATTAGCACATATTTCATCTTGACATCTTTGGATTAAAATCCTATATTTTAGTTTAAAAGGAAAGAAAACATGACAGACATTAGTAAATATCGAAACGTATCTTTAACACATAAAACATATAGCATATTAGTGAAGCTATCCAAACAATTATTGCCTCACGAAGAATTATCTATTAGTAAAACAGTAAGTGCGTTAGCGAAAGAGAAAGATAAAAATTTAAATGGGAAGAGCAATAAATAGTTTTAGCAGTTACGTAGGACACGCCGAAGAGACAATTGATGAAGATAGAGTAGATCTTCCTGAAAAGAGTCTTTGGGTTGCGGTGTTATGCAGAGCAGCCCTAGATGCTTTTAAAGGACCTCCTCAATTGGATATGAGTAGGAAGGCTAATGTTTCTCACAAGAACCATTACAACTATGACCGCGATCAAGCGCGTCATTTCTTTTTATCGGGAGGATCTCATTTCAATGAGATTTGTGAAATGGCGGGAAGGAATCCTCAATACGTAAAACAAAAAGCAACAAAACTTATTTTAAGATCCAATGGATGGAATGTAGATGTGCCCATTACTTCACATTACCGTCAAGGACCTAAGAAGGGAAAAAAACGAGGACCCAAGAAAAAACATTTAACAGGCAATTCCTACTATGCATCCAAAGCTAAAAAGAATTTTTATTATCAAGACATGGGTAAAAAAGGTGGGCGCCCTAGAATTTATAACAGGATAGAACAATGAAAGATTTAATAGTACCTCAAAAGCAAACTAAAATCTGTGACAATTGCCATGGAAATGGATATTTAAATGTGGTAGACAATCAGAACCTCACTCAAGTGAAACAATGTTGGGTGTGTGAGTCGAACGGGGAGATTAAAAATTATGATCAAGCTGAAGTTGATGATTTTATTTATAATACTTATTATCGTAAGCGGTTGCAGTGAGTTTGCACTCCTTATGAGCGGGAGTTCTTTGGCCATTAGCCAAAATACTTACGTTAAAGTGTATAATAGTGCGGATGTCTTAACTATTGTGAAGACTGATAAAGATATAAGGAAACATATTTATGAAAAAGGAAAAAAATATATTGTTGATTGGGCAAAAGCTAAAGCGCTGGGAATCACAACGAGGCATTAATGTATAAACCTCTACCCGAATCCCTAACGATTCAACAATCAGGAATTAATGGCTTAGGACTCTTTGCCAAGGAAGGTATTGCGCAAGGCGCTAACCTGGGCATGAGTCATGTCCTGATCGGATCTGGAATTATTCGAACTCCGATGGGAGGATTTATTAATCATTCCGATGATGCCAATACGGTAAAGGTTGAATTTAAAATTAATAATGAAGATGACCCCCTTCTTAAAGTTGCCACAAAGAAATGGAATCTTGTTGCTTTAAGAAATATTAAAAAAGGAGAAGAACTTACCGTTAAGTATACGTTTTATGATATATGAAAGATAAACTCTTAGCGTGGATCGAACTAATTTCAGGAAGAATTTATAATTGGGCCTGGGATCAACGCTGGAAACAACGCGATCCCGATGAATGGATCAAAGGATATAGAGAATGGAAAAAGAAATAAAACCGACGGTCTACATTGCTATGCCATGCTACGACTCGGTAAAAATTAACACGATGCTATCGGTCATTAAGCTTGTGCAACAACTAGGTAAGAGCGGGATTGCAGTTGGCATTAATACCATGAAATCTCCTCTGATTCATCAGGCGCGAAACTATCTGACGTCTGTATTTTTAACGACGAAATATCAGTACCTGCTCTTCATCGATTCCGATGTTGAGTTCGAACCTGAATCCGTCATGAGAATGCTGGTTTCCAAGAAGCGGATTATCTGCACTCCGTATCGTGTAAAAGCGGAAAAATTAGACAAACATATTTACACCGTTGAATTTAAAGATCCTAAAACCATTCCCTTCCTGCCTGGTGGACTCGTTGAGATTGAAGCAGGACCCACGGGCCTCATGTTGATTGATCGCGTGGTCTTTGAAAGAATTATAAAAAATCACCACGACTTGAAAATCAAAAACGAGGCTATTCCTAATCCAGGTGAAAGTCACAAGTTCTACTACAACTTCTTTGACTTTGGTTTCAGCGATGGCTATGCTATGGGTGAAGATGTTTCCTTTTGTCGACTGGCGAGAGGAAATGATTTTAAAATTTATGCTAACACTGAATCCACAACCCAGCACCACGGATCCTACGCGTGGGAAGGAAAATTTAGGGAGTCATTAAATGGATGATTATACAAAAATATACGATGAGTTGTTCGAGCATGCGATGCATCTCCTGAATGATCATCAAAAGCCCGCGGAACTGGTCGCAGGAACGATGATGGCGATTGCTCAGAGAATTTACAAGACTCAGTTAAGTGAGGAAGAATATCAGGAAATGATGGAGGTCATTAAAGACGCTCCCGTCAAGCCCTACGACATTAAGAAAGTAAGGCTCAATTGACCTATCAGAAATCATTCGGAGAACAGGCTAAAATCATCGAGGAGGAATTTGCTCAACGATTAGAAAATCCCGTGATGGCTACCTATCAACAAAATACGCGAGAACACTGGGACGTTCGGGGAACGCTGGACGATCGACTGCTGAAGTTTGAAGTTAAAGGTTTAAAAAAATTAAATCGTAAAGATCCGCAGCCTCAGGACGAACTGGCGTGTGTCGAGTATGTTGGTGTTGCTGGCTACCCAGGATGGGTCCAGGGGAAATCCGACTATATCGCTTTTAAAAGAATTAAATATCCGTGGCTGGTGGTGAACCGCCAACAATTGTGGGAGATGTTGGAGGCTAAGCTTAAGGAAAGAAACTATTCTCCATCGATTAAACCCTGGTACGAAAAGGAACCTTACGCGACTTATGACCGTAGCTACTTTGGGAAGAAGGATAAATTCTGTTGGGTGCCTTTTGACGATATTGAAACGCTCAAGGATATTAAGAAATTAGAGAAATGACCGATGTTGATTTTGGTGGAATCTCAGAGGAAATGTATAATATATGGAAGGAGGATCTAATGGCTAAAAAGAAAAAAGCTAAGAAGAAGAAAAAGAAAACTAAAAAGAGAAAAACTAAAAAGAGAAAATAAGTGAAAAAGAACGACAGATATAATTATGTCCGTGTTCCAAGGTCCGATGACGAGGGAAAGAGAACGTATGACGTACAGGGTGCGAGATTACCCAGTGTCACGACTATCCTATCACGGACCAAGGACCAGGGATTCATCAGGAGGTGGAAGGCCAAGGTGGGTGAATCCCAGGCTGAAGCGATCAAGAACATTGCTTCAAAGAGAGGGACGAGCATGCACAAGTTTATTGAAGCTTTTATCTTAGGACGAGGCTATGAAGACTTAACTTCATTGGGCCAACAGGCCAAGGGGATGGCTGCGAAGATGATTGAGAAGGGACTCACGCCGATTGAAGAATACTACGGGAGTGAGGTGACGTTGTACTACCCTGGCCTTTATGCAGGGACCACGGACCTAATATGTAGACACAATGACATGGATACCATTGTAGACTTTAAGCAGGCAAATCAGCCAAAACGAAAGGAATGGATTGACGACTATTACATGCAGATTGCTG